ATCATCCAGATATATCTTGTTGCTCTTAAGCGTATGTGTGCCATCATTGTTAATAGCATTAAAAAGACTTGCTATATCCAGCTTCCCGGCTGATATATTTGCGTCCTGAGATACCATATCATTTCTGATAATCTCTCTTTGTATGCCTTTTGCTGTAAGTCCTAACGCGTCAAACATCAAGCTGCCTTTTGAATCCCACACATACATGTTATAGTCACCTGATGCATCTTTTCCGATTTGAACGCGAAGCCTATTGCTATCACTAATCTGAATAGTGTTATCAGTCCACTGTGATTTGCCGTCTTTGCTGTGTACCTTTACATCTGTGGTATCAATGTCCAGAGCCTTTATTTTCTTTGCATCTAAGGAATCTATCATAGAATCCTTTATCTGTGCTGTACCTATCATGCTCACAACACTGTTGGCAAAATCTGTAGTAATGCTTTTGCCAGTGGAAGAGCCAAACATTAATGTTTTAATACCAGCAACATCACCATCTAATATGCCTACTTTCTCATATTTAACATTAAGCTGCTCTATGTCAGATTTTATTACCTTTTCCTCTTCTATTGTTGCAAACTTTATGTCTGCCTCATTAGATTTAAGGTAATTGTTCTTAATATACTGCAGCTCATTGTTTACAGACACAATAGTCTCTGCAGTTACCGTATTAGCCTTAACCCATTCTGCATCTACCTTTTTAGAAACCAGTTCCTTAGTAAGCATCATTTCCGCATATGTTCGTTCTACAAGCTTAGTAGATGGTCCTTTATAATCTGTCTCTGTTTCAGTTTCTGTTTTGCCATAAGCTGTAATAGTCATGGCAAGACCTCCATCATATTCCTGAGTTATATTCATAACCGGAACCTTATAAGTCTTACCTAATTCTTCAACAGTTACAATATCCCATGGATCCAGTCGAATATCTCCTAGCGTCTTTAAGCTTGCGCCTCTATACGCAAATCCTCTTACTTTCTTGTATACAGAGTTAAGCTTTTCTTCTGTTGTAAGTGGATTATCAAATGTTATTCCCAAAGTTCCACTTCCTACTGTAAAAGAAGTATTACTGTCAACATTACATGTAAGATAATCTAAATGGTAATCACTCTCATTCTTTTCAAATGTCATTATTCGTGATTCATTTATCGTATAGCCATTATCCTCATACCACTTAATAACAATTGTTCCAGTTCTGTCTACGCAAGCAAAACCTCCAGCTAAAGAAGCGATATATCCGATAACCTCACGATAGGTATATCCTACCGGTGCAGTATCAATAGTTATTCCATTCAAGCCAGATACATTACAGGGAACGCCACATCCAGTACTTATCTCTTTTAAAACAGATTCTGCACTTGCAGGATATGTCAATTCAGATACATATACACCTGTGGTCTTCATCATTCTGTCGTAAGCCGTAAATGTTGTGGTTGCCTGGTCAAGCGTTGGATGTTCTGCAGTAAAAAAGCCAAGTGGAATATACTCATACTTTCCGCTTGGCAGTTTCAATCCTATCTCTATAGGAATCTCTGTGTTTTCAAACAACTCATTTATTCTTTTTACTGTCAGTTCTATCTTAGCTGCAACAGCCGAACCTATCTGTATACCCTCATCAGATGTGGAAGCGGTCTCATAGCTCATCTTTTTAAAGCCAGCGTCAATCCACTTACCATTTATCTTTAATCGTAAGTTAAATGTTCGCGATGGTGATCTAATTGTTGTTGCAAATTGCTCTGATACATTATTATACATAAGCTTAATCCTCGATCATAAATTCAATGGCCGCAATATCCTCTAATGTAGTTCCATCGTACCTGCTGTCAGAATCACATACAGATATGTCATCCATCTTAATCATATGTACATCAACATCCGTTTCCATGTTGTACATCTCATCAATCTCTTTTACAACTTCCTGCTCTTTACCTTCTGGGAACTGGTAAGAATCTCCATCCATGACAGCATTCCCATTTTCATCTTTAAGCACATTGTTCTGTATTACTTCAGTTCTCTGTGTAACAAAAATATCTACTTCTCCTAACAATGTCTTAAGGTTCTTTGCAATCGCATAGTTTACTTTTACAGGCCAATGCTTTCTTAAACCCTGTAAATTCTTAAGCATTGTTGCACTATTATCAATCTGTTTAATAGTCATTGTTTTTTTCATGTTCTGCTCCTTACTGCTGTATTATAGATACACTGGCACTTCTGTAGTAATAGTTACCGTCCCCTATATCACCCAGCACCTCTTTACTCAATGTACCTCTATAGCTTGTTATTGTTATATCCTGTCCATCGTCATGGAATGTTATTGGAAAGAATCCGGCGATGAGTTTGTTCTTAATAAGTGCCATCTCATCTTCCTTCAATATTCCCCAATTAATAGATAAGGTCTTCTTTTCAGCGACAACATCACCCAACATTGTTCCGTCAAGTGCTCGTCCTGTAGAAGAAGACCATATAATCTCATCATCCACCTTGATGGACACAGGAGCCGGAAGCTCCTGATTGTCACATCTTAGTATCAATTCATCACATCCTTGTTAAGTTATAATCTCACATTTTCCTGTCTGCTTTGTATGCTCGTTAATCTTATCAACTACATATTTTTTAAGGCTCTTTCCATCTAGTTGTATATCAAGGTCCAGTGTTTCAAGTATCTTAAGTATCTGCTTAAGAATACTTATAGCCTCTGCCAATAACTCTGCACTGGATGCCATAGCTGCTGCCTTCTGTGCCATATCAAGAAGCTTATCTTCTGGTGCTACAACTTCGCCCTGATGTCTGTTATCGCCAATCATGGCAAGCTGGGGGGTGTTTGGCTTAACATATCCACCTTGTGCAAGGTATGGAATCTTGGAGAAGTCGGCTTCCGGTAAATGGAATCCAAAATCTTCGCCACCTATGCCTGGCACCCAGTTTGGAACTTTAAAGCTTAGTTTATTTACACCTTTTACAACAGCATTAATTCCTCTCTGCATTCCTGAAAGTAATCCATTAATTAAGCCAATCACCATATTAATAGGACCTTTTGCAATATCAGCAATTCCGCTAAATATGCCATCAAAAGCCGTAACTATACCATTCCAAGCGCCTTCCCAGTCACCAGAGAAAACACCCTTAATAAACTGTATAACTCCTTTAAATACAGTAATTGTATCGTTCATTAAATCAGCTATGGTTCCAACGACAACTCCAACCTTATTCCCTATAGAATCAAATATAGCTATAAATATTGGTCCTAATAGTTCAGATAAAAATCCAACTACAGGGGCAATAAAGTTGTTATATATTGTCGTAGCACATGTAACTATCTCACCAACAAAATCCAAGAAATTGGCCAGCAGTGGCTGTAAATGTTCACTCCATACTCTATCAATTACATCTAAAGCATTCTCCCAGACTGGCTGAAGCATATTATTCCAAATATCTAAGAATACATCTCCGGTAGTCTTAACAGCCGCTTTTATTCCAGTAAATATCGGCTCTCCCCATTCGTTCCATGCCCCTGCCATTGTATTAACCAAGCCAATCCATACATTTGATATAGATTCAATGGCTGGACTTACACCTTCGCTCCATAAAGAATTCCAAGATGCTTTAAATGTATCAAATATTGTTCCATTTAAAGATAGCGTCTGGGATGCAAAATCCGTCAGCATTGGTAATCCAACAGAAACAAAATTTGCAAGTATAGGATATGCTGCTTTATTCCATACATCCGAAAAGACTGTATTAAAGCTATCAAATAATCCATTTAATATACTGCCATTAGTATCGACCCATGTTACAAGATAATTTGTAAATGGACCATTAAAATAATTTAACAACGGCGGTCCTAATGCTCTTATATCATTAAACGCACTTGTTAAGTTTTTCTTGGCTGTATCTGTATTTTTTGTAAGTCCATCCCATATTCTTGACATAGATGGAGAAAATGCCGATGCACTCCATTTGCGGAGTTTATCTAATTCTTTCTTTGCCTTATTTACAAAATCACTAATTGCAGATGTTGCATTAGATGTACTTCCACTCACATCTGGTACAAGGTCAACACTTCCGATTCCTGAAGATGTTCCACCTGTACTACCGCTTGAATCAGAACTATCATCTGTTGGCTCTGTCAGCTTATTTATCTGGTCAAAGCCTGCAAGCGACTTTTCTATATCTTTAGCAGTCTTCTTGGCTGCACTTCCTATATCACCTACATTATCCGCTGCGCTGGATGCATCATCTCCTATACCAGCTATATCCGAACTTATCGAACCCATAGAGGTTGATACATCTGCTCCTGTGAGCATTTGCACAAAGCTGGCAAAGCCATCCGCAACCTTCTGTAATCCTGCCAGCAAGTTGTTAAAGCCACGCAGAATAGGTGTAAACAATGCTATGAAGCCTTTACCAAGAGAAGCCTTTAACTGTTCGAATCTGAGTGATAATATTCTTGTCTGATTCGCCCAGGAATCCTGTGTCTTAACAAAGTCACCTGTGGCATTGGACAGTGCACTTGTTACGTACTGATAACGGAGCATTACTTTTTCCTGCTCTGTCATCTTGGCTGTAGTTTTACCAAAGCCGTTATTAAGTGCATACTGGTCTAAGTTCGTCTGTGTCATTACAACGCCCAGGTCCTTAAGTGTCTCTGTTTCACCAGTCCAGATGGATTTCAGCTTTGTATACACTTCATCTGTACCACGATTGTAAAATGATGCAACATCACCTGTTAATCCAGTAACATCTTCTGCCATATCAAGTGCAGCCTGTCCTGTAATGCCCATAGCATTACTCATCTGACCAAATACACCCATGTACTTCTTAGCCGATAATTTCGATAAGCCGAAGTTGGTCATGGCGTTAGAAGCCCACTGGTCTGCCTGTCCACTTAAGTCCTTAAATGCCGTATCTACAACATTCTGTACTTCTGTAACATTAGAACCAACTTCTAAGCAGTCTTTCGTAAACTTAGTAAAAGCTGCTATACTTAATCCAGCAGCTATTTTCTTTCCCATACCAGAAAAGATGGATGTTGCCTGCTTTGCTGCCTTATTGGAAGCTCCTGTGAGTTGATTAACTATCTGTGAACTGTCTATGCCAAGTTCCAGAGCTATCTGTCCTACTACATCCGACATACTCCCTCCTTTCCGGCATTTAAAAAGACCACTTTCTACTTAGAGAAAGCGGTCTTAGCCCAATTTTGGAAGTCACTCCAATACTTATTGTAATTTGCAGAATCTTCCATTAATTTTCTATTTCTTCTTAATATCCAATCATTGCGGATTTTCTTCTGTTCTTTAGTGAATTCCTTTATAACCTTAGGATCTTTTTCTGCTCTGATTCCTACAATTCTCCCAAGTGGTGTTTCAGGCATTATTCCTGACAATAAAGAACAGAATTCAGCCCATGACATATCATCTTCTGTTCGCAATCGTATGCCATACTGGGACAGGAAGCTGGCTTCTATCAGCTCCCAATCATCCCATATATCATAATATACCTCATTATGCTGAGGGTGTCTGCTCCTCGCCGTACGTTCCCATAGCAACCTGCATGATTGTATTATACATTTCCTTATATTCAGGAATAGGAAGATCTAATGCCTCAATCTTATCTGAAGCATCTTTTCCTACAAGCATTTCAAGGCCTTTAATCATAAATGCCATATCATCCTTGTTTTCCTTGTTTTCTGCTTCCTGTGCCATAGCCTGTATATTAAGAACAGTAACAACCAAATCTTCTGTAATACGAATCATAGGTAACTGATTCGTAATCTTCATAGATATATCTATTACTTTAAAATCTGTCTTTGCCATTTTTCATATCCTCTCTTTCTTTAAGCTGCTACATATGCTATATATGTTGGCTTTCCATCCGAATTTGCATCCCATTCAAGCGCATCAATACTTGTAGCATCTCCACCAAGAGATTTTACATCGATTACTGAAGGTACAAGAAGCTGATCAAGATTAGGGAATATAATAGACACCCATGTATTGCAATCCTGACCTGTCTTCATAAATCGACTTGCTACATAATCATTTCCTTCATCTCCATAGTTACGCTTACCGCCGAAAGATATACCAAGTGACTTAGCTGTCATGAGCCTTCTTACCCAGCCAGCCTGATCCATTGGATTCCATTCCTCAATGGTTCCATCTACAGATATACTTAAGCTCTCTGCATCTTTTACGATCTTAGTTTCTACTGTTTCTGGCGTGTCCGAATCCTTTCTTCCAGTTATACATACTCCAAACTGAATTTTATGTACCGGATTAACCCCTGTTAATGGTGTAGCTTCCGCGTTATACCCAGCTATCTTTGTATTCTGTGACATACTTCTACCTACCTTTCATAACAAAATTTAAGTTCTATGACCATTTCAAATATTCCTTTATCGTCTGTATCAGCTTCAATCGGTGCTGATACTAACATTTCTGTAAACAGAATATTTGTGTCATTAATGTTTACATGTTTCATATCTCTGAGCTTGTCGTAAAGCTCCTGTGAGACTTTTTCAGTCTCCCTGACACTTTTATTCCAATGAATCAGTATACTTATGGATTTGACAGCGTAAGAGCTGTTCTGTATACCCCCAACAGCCATCTGAACATTATCTCCCCTGTTAAGATGGTATACACCTATGCTCTTATCTTTCTTATCATCAAGCTTTCCACAATATACATGGTCATCAGCCGCTATTCCAAGACCTGCTATAAGGTCTCTCACATCACCTATTCCTAACATCCTAACATCACAACCCCGCATTCTTTTTATAAAACTTTCCAAATGCTTTAGGTGCAAGATTCTGCTTCTTACCACCTTTCATGTAGTCATCAAGCCATCTGCCTTTAGCATTCGCATTTCCTTCATGTTTCTTGCCTTTATCATCAGTCCACGGTGTCTGATGGAAATTGTATTCTGGATGATAATACAGCCTTCTGGCGTATGGTGTACTAGACACAAGATATGCTTTTCCCTGACCTATATCAGATAAATCAACAAATGTGCTTTCATTCTGTAATGCACCTGTATCCCTCGGTATAACCTGGCTCTGAACGACATCTGTATGTATTGCTTCTGCTGTCTGTACTAATGACACCTGTGCTGCTGCCGTAAGCTTCCTTACCATAGGCATATTAAGCTTAACTGTAGACTTAACATTCTTCGCCATTACATCACATCCAATCTTACATAATTAACCGTACCATCCGGATTACGGCACTTCGTACCCTTGTATATATGCCTTGTTACACCGAACACCGTTATATCACCTTTAGTAATAACAGGAAGATCCGGTGCAATATCTCCTGGTATCAAAGCACATCCTTCAAGCTTTATAAGCACCTTTTCTACTGTTAATTCTGTCTTACCGCTGTCCTGATAGTTACATAAGCCATCCCATATAACAGGCTCAAGAGGCTCTCCATAGACATTCCTGCCTTCTTGCGTTATCTCAAGGTGTATCTCTGTCTTACACATGCTCTTTAATATTAAACATGGGTACTTCATACTCACACCCCCAGACTTAAACAACACAAACCTGTCTGACAAAGTATCTGGTATGTATCGCGTTTTACAGCAATTCCATTCTGTACAAGAACATTCCAACTGCTGCCAAACTGCATAGATACTCCATTTAGAGAATAATTCTGTAAGACACAATTAATCATGTCCTCATTCTCATATTCAAAATCAGCCATCTCACAACACACATCTATCAGTATGCCCTGCTGGAACTCTGTCAGATTATTAAATCCTCTTGATGTTATACGATTAAAAGTAAGCGAGTCGATATGCCGACTCGCCTGTTTTAATCTTCGTTCTATCTGCTCATCCGGGATAAGTCTATGTTCACTAAGGTACTGCTCTTTACTTGCATATACCATAAGACCACCGCCTATTCTGTCTTATCTTCCTTTGGTTCATCTGCTGTTACTTTCTCTTCCTTTGGCTTATCTTCCTTTGCCTTACCTGTTTTCTTTGACCTAATAACCTTTGGTTCAAAGGTCAATCCAATTACTGTATCTGCCATAATGATTCCTCCTTAATTATCCTTATGTGATACATATACCCCAGCGGTCTTATTCTCATATACATGGCCATAAAGGTTATTATTACGATACTTGAATACATGACTATCGCCATCCTGGTCCTGATCTGGACTAAAGTACTTAATATACTGATCCATAGCTGTTACAGCTGCAGACTTCTCTACACATAAGAAATTAACATTCTTAGCCGGCTTAGTTGTCATCTCGTAATTTTCAACCTGTGTTCCACTTGGACTACTAACAGCCTTGTAATTGCCCTCACTTTCTTTTGTGTAATAAGTCTTACCCGGCTGTGGTGATGTATCCTTTGATAATGTATAAGCTGCCTTAGTCTTTTCATATCCATATGAATTCTTACCATCATGAAGGGTTATTGATGTGTACATACGTGACTGTGGAACTGGTATGATCTGAGAAAATCTCTTAAGTACTTCTCTTGATTTAGTTGTATCCATATCGTCCGCAAGAGAAGCTAATGTAGGTGTGATGAATAAAATACGTGATTCCATAGGAACTTCATCCTCATCCATCTTATTAGCACAAGCTCTTAACGCTGTTATTAATTCAGCTCCTGTTTCAATATTCTCTTCCTTTACTGTTATATCCTTAGTTCCACAGATTTTAGCAATACGTGCGGCATCTGTTTCCGGAATAACCTTTGTTCTTAAGAATTCACTTGATAACTTGGCAAATGGCTGTGCAAGTGTTTCATCATTATCAAGACGGTCGATTCTTAAATCCTGTGAACGTTCCTTATCGTACTTAACTGTTTCCCATGTAAGTGAAGTTGAACCCTTTGTGTAACCTGACTTTCTATCAAAATCACCAAGTGCATCCATATCAAGCTTCGCAATCTTGATTTCACCGTTATTGCCTTTTCTTACTGTTGTTTCATCACCATCTAATACTGAGGTCTTTGAACCTTCCTTATACACCTCATCAAGTATTGGAAGGTATATTGTAGATAATTCGATATTATTCATATAATCCTATTCCTTTCTTTACTGCTTTGGCTTTAATCCGAATAACTTTCTTATTGCATCATCATTACCCGGATTGCCATTTCCATTGTTACCAGGAGCACCAATCTGGAAGCCAGCATTGTTCTCCATACTTGGCTTAAGTGCTGGTACATCTTTAAGTACCTGCTCAAGTGAAGCTTTGATATTATCTTCAGACACCTTTCCATCAACACCCTTTACCTTGCTGAAATCAGCCATCTTAAGCACATAGGGAAGTGTCTTAGCTTCTATACCAAGTGTCATTGCTACCTTTGTAGCTGCAAGCTCAATCTGAGCCTGTTCAGCAACCTTCTGTGCAGCTGCCACTTCATTCTGAAGATTAGCATTAGCGTTCTGCTGCTGTTCTGTCTGCTGCTGCTTATTCTGCTTAAATGTTGCAATAGCCTGACTTATCTCATCTTCTGATAATCCCTGCTGCTGAAAATAGCTTTTAAGCACAGCATTCTCTTTCTTGGCCGTTGCATTATCCAGCATTGCCTGTATCTTGTCATAATCAACACCAGCTGTCTGCTGATTATTCTGACCACTCTGCTGTCCTGCCTGTCCATTATTGTTACTTCCAGCGTTCTGGTCGCCGTTACCATCTCCGCCCTCTGCGAAGAACTGTAAATTCATAGGTAATGTCTTTCTCATCACTCTATCTCCTTTCTTCCGTTTACCGCCCGTCGGCATTTCCCATTTCCCTAAAGTTTAGTGCCATTAAGTTTTGGGCATAAAAAAAATAGGCACACACAGCTTATTTGCCATGTGTGCTTAATAACTAATATTAAATTGTGTTGCACTGGTGCAACTTTGGACTATTCTACTATAATCCAATCTTCAGCGAGACAATCGTTAATACTTGGAACCCACATTGAATGTGAACCATCCACATTTTTTATCTGAAAATATGGGTTACATATAAACAAATCGCCTTCGTTTAACCCCCATGCTTCCGCTGTTTGCTTATTGCAGGGGATTCCATTCGGATATGCTTTCTGATATACAACAAACATTCCTTTTCCGTTCCAACCTCTTCTTGCTACCTTATTACCTTTTTTCATGGCCTCAATAGCAATTCCAAATGTCATATTGTCACATTTTCTATACGCTTCATTAAATTGTTTTTTAGGGCACCAGCTTTCATATCCATCAGGATATCTTATATGATAGCCTTCATCTTCTGGATTCTCGTCACTTGGTATCTTCCATCCTCTGTATGCATTGTATTCTCCTCTGCTCATTGGCTCTGCTGCCACCACTTTTACTCCAATATAATCCTTCATTTCTAAATCCTCACTTTCTTAAAATTGGGTATAAAAATACCACCAATCTTGCGACTGGTGGCTACAAAACTGATTATTTTATTTCTGGCCAATCCGTAAGTTTATCACTTTCTTCTTTAAGCCTTTCTTCTTCTTTTTCAAAATCTTCTATTGTCCAATCCGGATGATGTATCACAACATCCAAATAACATCTTATTCTATTTCCTGCCATGATATACCATACTCCTTTCTAAACTCATTAAGTGCTTTTTCGTAAGCTTCTTTAATATTTAAATTGTATTCTTTTGAACAATACTTGTCAATCCTGTTATCTAACAAATAAGGTAAAAATGGTTTATCTCCTACGGAATATTTATATATTCTTCCATCATGTGTTACTACTATTCCATATTGATATCCTCTTGCCCCAGCAGCAACAAAATCACTTCCATTAGGTAATAAATTTGTTGGATGATTATGTATTCCTATTATATCATTTTTGTGCTTATTTATTATAGACATTTGCTTCTTATTTAGTTCAACACCTATTGCATCAGGCTTTCCCCTTACATTAAGCAACACCTGTCTATTAGAAACGCTTATCACACATAATCCCTCAGTATCACTACTGTTATTACTTCTCAATATATCCATTGATTTACTATATATTACATTATTTAATTCCATATCTTTGCTAATCTTCATATATTTATCCGCATAATCTTTGGAATTAATATAGTCTAGGTCTATTTTATTCGTTCCTATTCTCTGAGAATTATTATCTATATATCCCCTCTCATATTCTTTTGAAACATTCTCCCACTGTTCCTTCCTTACCTCATACATTTTCTTATTATCCGAATCTAACGAATATTTTGACAGCCTGTCAAACTGTTCAACCATTCTGCCTGCATATTGCTGTTTCTGGTCCTGCTTGTAATCTTCCTTGACCTGCTCAAGCTCTTTCTTGGAAAACTTGCTATCAGGCTCATCATCCAACTCTGGGAAGTATGTTGTATGTACATCTTTACAATTTGGGTGGTAAAGCCCTGCTGCCATAGCAGAAGACATAAGTGGATAAGGACCATCAGATGCCTTACCTCCGCTCCACACATCATCTATAAGCACTTTACCAACAAACGGAAGGCATTTAGGACAGGCATTAGCACGCTTATTCATAATAACTGTACTAATTCCCCATGATTGTCTCATTTCGCCTTCTCCGGTCAGATAGGCACGCTTGCTGGCTGTCTGAATTGCCATCTTAGCATAATCCTTCGCTGTATGCCTTGCACCATTCGCATATTCTATGCAGTTAATGCCTGCCTTAAGAAAATCCTTTGTAGCCATATCTACAGCCTTCTCATATGTTCCTGCGCCTGTATTTGCATATACCTGTGCATTAAATATTATCTGTCTGTATTTGTCTTCGGACATCCTGAGCATTGCCTTCTCTGCTGTACCAAAATCATTCTTTGTGGCTTTTATCAGAGCTTCCAGTTTTCTTGTATTAAGCTTAAAAAAAGCACCTTCAGCGCCCTGTGACACCTTAGATGCTTTCAAGCCCTTCTTTAAGGCCCTTAATATCTTCTGTTCCTGTTCTGTACCGCCTTCCTGTCTGGCTGCAAATATCATTGCGTCAATAGAATCATTTATGTTACTGAACGACTTCGTGAACTTCTTTTTATTCTGTGCCTTATACTTTTCCAGAGCCTTAAGCTGTTCTACCTGCCACTGTGACCAGTTAAACCCCATATCTGTCTCTTCTGCTCTGTGGCTCGCAAGATTGCGCATCATAGAAGCAATCAGCTCATCTTCTATGGCTTTAAAGGCTTTCTCTATATCATAGTCTGTATTTAACATAGGCTACCTCTAAAAGCTTTCCACTTCAAATCCATCTAATTCCGTATTAAGTGCCGGCTCTTCCATATCTGATATTCCCTGTTCAGCCTTAAGCCTTGCAACCTCTTCCTGTTTCCAGTCATCATCCTTAGTGTCTCCATACAGCTCATCAACGGACGCTTCCACACTCATGATGCCACCCTGCTTAGCTTTGCTTACTGTCTCAACTTGGCTCTCAAAGCTAGGGTTCGCGTATTCACCGAATGTTACATCAACATCAATTTCCTGTGTTGTTGCATTATTAAGTGTATCTATCGCCTGCAATGTCATTTTTACAAGCTTTGGAAGAACCTTCTGGAGCTGATTTACAATATTGTTTCTTGTGTACAATGTAGCCTTTTCTTTTTCTCTTGTAGCCTCTGCATTATCAAGTTTCTTTACATCTATACCTAATGTAGATGGGCTCATGATTCCCTGCAAACAAAGGTCCAAAGCCGTAATATATGTAGCAAGGTATCCTTCATGTGGTATTTCACTTTGTTCCCTCTCTATCTTATAACTTGCACCTTCTGCCATAGGAGACGAATACTGTATATAAGCGTTGTCAAATGAATTTGGCAGCATAACCTCTCCATTACTAGGATTTCTAGGAAGTAAATTCTCTGGTATATATTCCTTTGTACGGTTATGTCTTAAAGCGTCCATCCACTGGCTCCATGCTTCATCCAGCGCGTCAAATTCATCTATCTTGCTGTCATATATGCTCTTGCCTCTGCCTTTAAATTTCGCTGATTTATAGAACATGAGCGGTATGGCCATCATAAAACTTTTATCTTCCCATGTTACAGGTCTTAAACCTGCAAGCTCCGGCACAGTGCTGATATCACATTCTTTATTATCTCTTGTGAGCATATATGTTATATAGCCTTTGCCATATGTTTCAAGCAGAATGTACTCTTGATTCTTAACTGTATATACTGTCTTAAACACAACCTCTTTCACTCTGCCGCGTTCTCTTATTATCTCTACCCTGTCGCCAGGATAAAACTCTATGATTGGATACTGACTGAGATTCGTGTCTATGGATAGCTTAAATGCTCCATCTCCAACAATAAGTGTATCTGATATTGCTTGCTTTATAAGCTCTGTAAAGTCATTTTCTTCCGCTATCTTATCCCAGTCTGACTGCCTACTGCCAACATCTACCTCGTTCATATCTGCAACAACAATACTTGCAAGCATATCAACCATCATTGCAGGTAATCCTACATGTATCTTTCTTATCGCTAATCCAGGAGAGCATTTTGCAGCCCAGAATCTTGTCTTGTCCCCATCAACCTGATCATACAGCTGTGACAGCTCTTCACTTACACCTCTGTACCATATCTGATTCTTAATGGCGTTACCTTCAAAGTCGAAGATTTCCTGTATATTAATTATTCCTCTCTGTGCCGGCTGCACACGCAACCATGTCCTTATTCCATCTCTTATCTTATCAGCCATAGTATTAAATATGCTCACCTCTCTCACTCTCCTATCCGTTCTCTACTCCAACTTTGTCCCTGTATGGTATCCAGCCATATTGTGTACTGTTTACCATATGATCGTTTCCATCTTCCGGCTCACAGTCTTTATCTTCCAGCCAACTGTATACCTGCAGTTCCCCGGTGTAGTTCGTGCATGTATCTACAACATAATAGCTTGGCTCTTTGCCCTTTTCGTCGTTAAAGGACATCCAGCCAAGCTGCAGGTTTATTCTGTCTATTATTGTTACTTTCTTATACGCATTATTGAATATATACAGGCATTCATGATGTTCTCTCTTATACTTGGCAAATTCTGTTATTGTCGCCTGATCAGCGTTATCAATAAAGGTGTTCTTTGCCATGCCGCCCCATTCCTTACGATTTCTTTCAAGGAAATCTATATAATTCTTAACTGTATCGCTTGGAGCTATTGGTATATCAAGAGCCGCATTGTTATATACCTTTTCATCCAGTACTATCAGCTTGCCTTTGTTGGTTATTCCCATAAAGGACATAGCAATAGTATCAGGACTCTTCGTTGAATATGCCGTATCAAGACCGCTTGTATATATTACAAACCATTCTGTCTGCTTATCGTCATATTCTTGCTTAATAAATACCTTTGCCTGTTCTTTAGTAATAACATGTCTTTTGCAGAAATTAGAAAAGACAAGACCTGTAGCCTTGCCTCTCAACCCTAATATCTTGTTTTTATATATCTTAGTACCAGGAGGATAGCTCATTTTCTTCTGTTCTATCTTCTCTGGTGTCATGGATATGTTGTCTTCAAATGTGAAGAACCAATACACCCAGTCTTTAATAGGCTCACAACCGTTAAGGTCCTTCCATATCTCTTCTGGCACATCCGCCTTGTACTTATCAATCGGTCTTGCGTGATTGATGTACTCTGAATATATTGGCAGCGTAGGCGCATCCGGATTAAGTGTACCTACAAAGTATTCAGAACGTCCGAATATCTCTCGTATGAAGTCTATGTTAGCTGTATTGCACTCATCTACCCACACACATCCAAACTGTGAACCCAAGGCATTCTTCCACTTGCTGGCATTATCGTAACCAAGAATATATATTATCTTTGTACTGCTGCCAGTTTTGAATTTAATATGTGGAAGTTTATTCTCTTTATCACCGTTTCCACAGTATTCCAAATTAGGGAATATCTGAAGTAATCCCATATCTGCATTGATTATATTCTTTTCAATAACACCTGTTGTATTACCGGCTATAACATGCAGCTTCATATCTGATTCTGCTACATTCATGATAAACTTCACAGCAACCGTTGTTGTCTTACCTGATGCAGTAGAACCTTCAAGGAATTCTGCTCTTGCCGGTGTATCTATGTAATCCCAATACTTATCACTTAGAAGCATCAGGCTCACCCCTTGCTTGCCTTACGCTGAGCAAGAAGCTCTGCAAGCTCATCCTTTACAGAATCGTTTATATTTGCTTCTATCTTATCCGTGAACATTCCAAGATGTTTGCCAAGAAGCTCCAATGCCCTCACCTTATCACACGGCTTGACCTCTAATCCATCTCGCCCTTTCTTAATAACAGCTAATGCACGCTTTTGTTCTTCTGTAAGTTCTTCTGTCAATACTGGCTCTACAGTCCTGTATGTAGCAGGTTTGCCATCTTCATCCAGTATATCCACAAGCATTCCGCCTACTTCTGCTTTCATCTTCTTCTCGACTACATGTGCATAATCTGCTGTATTAGAAAAAGCTATCAAGGCAAGTTCCCTGATCACTCGCTCCTGAGTAATTTCCGTCTTGCGCGATAGTTCTTTTTGTCTTTCTCCTATGTACTGTGAAATTGTAGTATTTTGTAGTAATTTTGATGCGTTTGTATTTGCATACTTTTCTGTGTACCCCGCCCTAATAGCCGCTTGTGTGGCATTAAGGTCTATAAGGTATTCATCACAGAATTTCCGTTGTTTATCTGTTAATCTCACACAATCAGCTCCTTTCTTGGCATACAAAAAAGACACCAGCCTTAAGCCAGTGTCTTACCGGGGGTATTAATATTTAATAATGGAGAAATCATGCTGTCCATCATGTCCAGTTTAGATATTAACACAGACAAAACGAACAGAGCGAACAAACTTTAAATTTTTGCTAAAAATCTTTCTACTGCCATTCTGCAGCCATCTGCTGTGTGATGTTTTCCCATCTTTCTTGCTACCTGCACCCAAGATAAACCTTCTATGTATCTTAATGTTATAAGCCGTCGCATTCTGCTATTGTCAATTTCATTTACACACTTTTCTATGAGGTTAATTTGAGTGTCTATTTTCTCTTTAACATCTATCTGCTGCCGCTGTCGCACTAAAAGAAGTGTTCTCTTCCGTGAATATGCCGGATAAGGGAAGCCTTCTACAACAAAATGCTGCTTACCTCCATCTCCGCCTGTAACACTATCCTTTTCCGTATATCCTTCTGCTTCCATTTTATCCAGTTCTCTTTGTATCTTATCAATCGCGGCCTGTATTTCCTGTTTCTCCTTAACCAGATCATTGTACTGCTTAAGAAGGTCTTTTATATTGTTATTTTTCAAGTTGTTCATCACCTACCTTCTTCTCATCTGCTACCAGTTTTTCCTCATCCAAGATTTCCAAAATATAATATTGCTTATCTGGTTCAGCTCCCCACTCTGATTTCCCTTCCCCAATCCTTAATCTACATCTTGCTTTTATTGCTTTAGAATCCTTGCTATATCCATTACGGAAAATAATCTCCTGAACACTGTCTTTCCTTATCTCCTCTGGTACTGCCTCGCCCTGCAACAGTTCATATTTGCTTCTATGTGAGAAAATACTTGATGGATATATAGTTATTGCTCCGAACAGATTCTGGAATCTTGTTTCGTAATATTCTTTTATTTCTCGATACTCTTCTTTCTTCTCTCCAGAAAGAATCATGTCGAACCACTTTTTCTTGATTGTCAATATTAGCATTATGAATCACCTGCCTTTAATTTATCTAATGCTTTCATGGCTACTTCTAACATTGGTTTACTAGTTCTACAATTCTGGCCAATATATGTACATTCTGTCTCTTTGAGATATCCGCACCCTATACATATCGCCTTTGCTACAGCCCTTTTCGAATCCTCTATAGCCTTATTTCTTTCCTTTCCTTTTTCAAGATAATCTGCAGCTTCATTGACATCATTATTGACTACTTTACTATTTAAAAATGCTGTTTTAAACATTTCAGCAATCTCCTTCTCGTCAACTCCACATAAACTAGGAACATTTCTACTCATATCCCCAATGATTCTTATAAAGAAATCTTCAAATTTATCCTGCATAAAATGTATTTCAAATTCCTCTGGCATTTCTATTATTAATTTCATTTTTCATACTCCCTCCTAATAAACATCTCTCCATCGCACCAGAAGTATTCTTCTGTTGGCATATAATTCTCTATTATCGTCTTTCTATTGCATGTATATGTTCCGTCTGCTGCCACGCTGTTAGAACACTGCTCACAACAGATATATTCACATAAGTGTTTATGTCGTCTTCTGCTCACCCTTTCACCTCTCATTTTCCTTTTTGAATAAAAAATACCAACCATCAAATAATGACGGCTGGCATCTTTCAACTGCTTAATATTCTTTTTCAATATCCTGTAGTGCATATTCTATATATCGCATCCATTTCTCTCTTGTATAATTCAAACTATAATATTTAAATGCAATCTCAATCATAACTATTATAATTAAAAACAACAAAACAATCGTTATAATAGTTAATCCACCTTGTTCATTTAAATTTTCAGCTTTCATTGAAACACTTATATTATATGCACTTACCATAGTTGAAATCATTAATGAAAAAACAGAAACACAAAAAGCTAATAACGATAATGTATTTTGATTAAAATTTTTATGTAAATCTAGCTGTACTTTAAGTTTTAAGATTTTATCTTTATCTTCATTTATATATTTTCTTAATGCTCCTTTAGCACATACTATTTCGTTAAAATGGCATATTGATTTCTTTTTACAATTTTCAAGTTCATCACATAATATGATAATGTCATCCTTATTTTTCATATGATATCCTCCTTCATGCTATAATAATAGCACAATGCCGTCATTATTCAATTGTCAAAGAACAATACCTTAGGCAAATCTTAATTGCCCTGTCTTTTCCTCGTTTATACTGCAGTTAGGCATTCTCTGCGCTATGCATAATTCTTTAAGATTAGCCCTTACCAGTGCATTAGGTACCATTGGACTAACAGAATTGCCACATCTCTTAACCTGCTCCGCTCTTGGATATGTCTTACCTGTGTAATCATGGTCAATTATGTAGTCGCTTGGGAATCCCTGACACCCATACAATTCCCTAGGCTCTAACATTCTTAATCCTATATCAACAATCTGGTAGTCTGTACCTTCTATGGTTACAAGACCAAACCGGTCTTTTGTGGTAATTGTATCGAGAGGTTGTTTAATATCCTGTCCTGTAGCATCACCATAATACTTAACAAGAAATGCCCTTACTTCTCCGAAATGTCCATCACCTGCTGTTATAGTTGGAAGAGGCTTCTTTATATCTCTTCCGTCACAATGGTTATTCATCTGAATAAGGTTCGATAAAACCAGTCCATATCTGTTAGAACCATCTATGGTCATAACTGGATTATCTATTGTCTGACCTCTTACCTCTCCATGAACAGTCTCCGAGTGATACTGGATAAGTGTAGGACATATTAAACAATGCTCGTTTTTACTTACTATCGTAGATAGCGGCTCCTGAATATTCTTGCTCCGGTCTTTTGTAAAACCAGTCTGTCCAATCTGAACCATGTATGGTTCTACAATCCCATATCCATGTTTACTTGTAATTGTTGGCAATGGTTTTTTAGTATCCAGCGGTCTTCTGTCTCCACCATGATTACACTGAACAATAAAAGGTTCTGGATTATCCAAAACAAATTTCTTTAAGCCTCTTGCGATTCTTTCCATTGTCTTGGGTGCTAATGGTCTTACCGCTTTTATTCCATATTTCTCCTTTATCTGTTCAGATGTATCAAATATGCTGGGGCATGGTCTGCTAAAATCTATCTGTGTATATGCTCCAACATAAGGTTTTAGCATTCCCTTTTTCACAGCTTCGTTGTCTGCTGGTGCATGTGTAGGCTCTGGCCATATAATAGGTCTCTTGTCACATCTTGCAACCATAAAGAATCTCTTTCTCATGGTTGGTGCTCCGTAATCTGCTGCCACAAGCTCCCTGAACTGTACTTCATATCCTAAATCCTGCAGCTGGTTTACAAATTTATTAAATGTCTTGCCCTGCTTTGTTTTGATTGGATGATGCCCCCTGTTCAATGGTCCCCATGTTTTGAATTCTTCCACATTCTCCAACATGATTACTCTAGGTCTTACCAGTCCAGCCCACCTGCATGCTACCCATGCAAGACCTCTTATATTCTTATCCTTTGGCTTGCCGCCTTTTGCCTTGCTGAAATGTTTACAGTCCGGAGAAAACCAGGCAAGCCCCACAGGATGCCCATTACATGCCTGCACTGGGTCTACCTGCCATACATCTTCGCAATAATGCTTTGTATTCGGATGGTTTGCTTTATGCATTGCAATAGCCTTAGGATCATGGTTAATTGCTATATCCACACTAAAGCCGGTAGCTTCTTCTATTCCGGTGGAGGCACCGCCCCCACCAGCGAAATTATCAACTATTAATTCCCCGTTTATCATATTAAGCCTCCATAAAGTCAAACAGCGTAGGTGTTTCTATCTCATTCTCTGCTTCCTGAAGATATCCAACACCATCTCTGAAATAGTCACAGCTCAGTTCTATTCCATAGCCATATCTTTTCATCTTTACTGCCGTCATTGGAACTGTCATTAAGCCTCCAAACGGGTCAAGAACCATATCACCTTCATTACTGTATCTGTTAATGATTCTTTCAACAATATCAAGCTGTAGTGGGCATACATGCATCTGCTGCCTGCGTCTGCTCTGTGTTGTATTAAGTGTTCTCATTCTGTTTATATCATCCCATACGTCAAGGTTATTCCATGAACCGGGAGCGACAACCATAAATGTGGCTGGGAGCTTATCATTTTTATCTAACTCTTCCGCAAGCTTCACATGTTCTTCATAGCTGTATACATTGGAACGGCTGTATTCCCTATAAACTCTCTGTAAATCATCAACACTAAATTCCTTAAGCTCATCTTTGCTTATAAGCCTGTCGCCTGAACTTCTCCAGTATCCGTGAGCGTCTATCTGCCATTGTGCCCTTGTATAATCTTCCTTGGTTTTCTTTACAGGATCATCCGCATATGCATTAGACTTATCCGTTGGAAGCTTTCTAAACAGAAGTATGTATTCAGGACAGCCTACGCCCATCTTTGAACCGTCTTTACACTGTTCAGACCATCCCAGGCGGTATGTCTGGTTATTCTCCCTGACCACATCTGTAACAACTGTTATCATTCCAAAATACTGAAATCCGTGTTTCATGTAGTGTTCTATACACTGTGCATGAAACGGCTCTATTGTAGGCATTCCAGTTCCTGTAGCATTTCCAAATAATACCCTGTCTTTTACATGGATGGCTGCTACCCTGCCAGGTTCAAGAATCCTTAAAAGCTCCGGTGTAAGGAAGTCCATCTGCTCAAAGAACTTTTCTGTATTCTCATTGTGTCCGAAGTCGTTGTAATTGGCGCTATACTCATAATGATTTCCGAATGGAATGGATGTGTGTATAAGTCCTACAGAATTACTCTCAATTCTTCTGCACTCTTCAACACAATCATCATTTACCGCTGTATAATGCTTTCCCTGTACTTTCACTGTCTCAACTCCCATCTTTCTCTCTAACCGCTTTATTTTAGATGCCGGACTTAAACCATATTTCTTTACAATATCCGTCATTTTTTTAACCATGTGATTATGATTCTTCCATTTCTCAAGCAATGCTTCTTTTATCTGTCTTTCGTTCTCCATGTATATAATGTCTATAACAACTGTATCTGTCTGTAAGAACCTGTAACATCTATGTACTGCCTGAATAAAATCGTTAAACTCATAATCAATCCCCAAGAATATCTCCCTGTGGCAGTAACGCTGAAAGTTACAGCCTGAGCCCGATATTGATTTCTTTGTTGCAAACAGCTTGATTCTTCCCTGCGCAAAATCAATAACCCGCTTTTCCCTTATGTCATAATCCTGTGAGCCATATATATCTACAACTTCGGGTATTGCCTTAAGAATTGCCTTTCTTTCAGACTCTAAGTCATGCCACAAAAGGAAATGCTCCTCAGGCGAACTCTCTACAATCTCTTTCATTTTTTCAACACGCTGGTCAATACTGTTTCTTTTTACTTCTGCAGCTTCCTTCAAGCCTGCTGCCGCTTCCGTAAATAACTGCATTTGTCCTGTTTTATCAGATGTATCCCCGTAATGTATTGGTATCTCATGCCACCTTACATCAAGCGGAGGTAATACATATCCCTCATCGGAATATTCCGGATTTACATCTGAAGGTTTCGTTATGAACAACGCCCATGATGAAACCCACAGCCAGAATTCATCTTCCATATTCGGGTACAATGTAAGATTGTTTGCCTTAGTGCTGTCTCTCTGAAAGAATCTTGTAAGTGCCTGCCCTGTATCCATTATCTCAAGATATCCGGCATAATGTATAAGCTCTTTGTATTTGTTTGGACTTGGCGTTGCTGTGGCTACCAGCTTGTAAGGAACATTCTTGAACTTATCAAGAAATGTCTGGTATGTCTTGCTTCCAAAAGACCTTAAAACACTTGCTTCATCTAACGATGTTGCAACAAAATAATCTGGTCTTATATCACCATCTCTTACTCTTTCATAGTTGGTAAGCACAATACTGCTGTCACAGGATTCTACTTCTTCCATACTTCTGCAATAAACAGGTGCATCATATCCAAGAACATTCACAGCGTCCTGTGTAAATTCCTGTTTTACTCCAAGTGGAAGAACAATCAAAGCCCTTCCGCCCTCGTGATCTATTACCTGTTTACAGAATTCTATCTCCTGTATGGTTTTACCTAAACCAAAACTTTCAAACAAAGCTCTTCTTCCACCTTTAAGTGCCCATATTACGGCATCCCTCTGATGTGGCTTTAATGCTTTGTTAATATCTGCCGGATTTACTTCAAATCCGCTATCCTGTGCAAGTTCTATTTTGCTTTCTAAAAACTCTTTATATGTCATTTCTGAAAGGAACATCGTACGAATCACTCTGGCCAGAGTTCCAGGCTCCTTTCTGATACTCTTATTTCTCTGCTGCCCTCATGCATTTATATGAGCAGTAATATTTACAATTTCTTTTGTAGCCCCATGTCTCTCTGCTTACCGTTATTGTGGATACATATTTACCACATTGTGCACAATAAAACCCAAAAGCATCATTGCGCTTCTTTACTGGGAGACTTCGCCTTTCTATCCGGCTTGTCCTCTTTTACTGTTACTGCATCGCTTAATGCAGAAATACAGACTTCTAAAGATTTACAATGTTCATCAATAACTTCTCCCAAGCGGTTCTTAATGTATTCAGCCGCATCATCTGCTATGTCTTTCATGCCTGGGAGCTTGTACAGCTTTGTATATCCTGCGTAATGGCTTCTGTCTTCGCTCGGTTCTCCCTTAAACAAATCTGCTCCGGTAAGCTCTTCCTTAACGCGGTACATATCCAGTACCATATTCGCACCATCTTCAATTGCAAGCCCCAGCCTGCCTATCTGTAACAATGTTTCCTGTGTCATTAGTTGTCCTTTCCAGCTTTACAGAATCCGACGATAACACTCGCTAATGCTGCTCCGGCTATAAAGCTTATTATCTCTGCAATCATATATCCTCCTACTCCCTGTTGTTCTCTAGCAGGGCATTATAAAATTCAGGGTCCTTAGGCGGACGCTGTTCGTAATTTGCAAATTTTTTTGCGCGCGCAGGCGCTATATTATTTTGTTTTTGTTTATGTTTATATATGGCTACGGTTTCTCCTACGCTTTGTCCTACGGATTGTACTTCGGTTTGTACTACGGTTTCTCCTACGCTTTGTCCTACGGATTTGAAAGTACAAATTTTATATTTATTAGGACTTCCTTTCTTACCTCTTTGGAATTCTATAAGACCTGCATCTATTAATCTGTTCCTGTTCTCGACTAATGTAGCCTCTCTTGACATCTGACAACGAGACATTACTCGCTGGTTATCTACTTGTATCCACTCGCACCACCCAGCCATGTTATTAATACTAAGTAATTTGTAGTACAATAACTGCGCTGAGCCCGGCAAGTAATGACTTTCGAGCCACCTTTCAAACCCGTTCAGTTGTTTTATGTAGTCGATTCTCTGTTCTGTCCTCACTGCACCACCTCTTCCAATACCACCTCTATTCGTGGATTATGCTTGTCTGTGAAAAAGTGGTCTTCAAAACCTACTATATTGTTCCAGCCATCATTATCCAGAACCTTACACTTAACAAGTGCGTCCTGTATAAACTTATGTGCAACACCTGATATATTATCAAGGTCACGCTTTCTATTTGGCTCATAGAAGGTATATTTAATCCTCACTGGATTATTTATATGAGTACGCTTTAATTTAAGCCTTATTGCGTTAGATATAAGCATCTGATACTGCTGTTTCATGTCATTACCGTCACAATGTCCATTATGAAAACATCTTTCCGCTTTAAGGTATTCATTCAATCCCGGCAGTGTGCCTTTGATTGTAAATGCATAGAACATCTTTCTCCTTTCCGCCTCCCGGTAAGTATGCAACCGGGAGACTGGTTTTATTCTGCTGTGCGAAAAATGTGATATATTCAGCAGTTATAAATAAGACCTTCCATATCTTTCTCTGAAAGCTTCTCTGGCAGGATCATCTTCATTCCCATAAAGACTTCTATAATATTCCTTTTCCCATGCAAGCTGACCTGCTATCTTACTCAGCTTTTCAGCAATGCTGTTATCATGTATCTGCCTTGTACCACCTGCCATATTATGTTCAGCATCACATACAGGTATCTTTACTCCATCTTCTTCTGCAAGTTCCCTGATTCCTATACCGAACAACAGATGATGTTCTGTCTGTGTAGGCTTTCCACAAAAGATACAGAATCCGTTATATTTAGTTAAAACACTTTTCATTCTATACCTCCCCAATCAAATCACTTGACCAGATAGGAGCTTTAAGTATCTTTGTATGCTTGCAGTAATCACAGTGTTCACACCTTACCGGATCTATGTCATTATTCTTTAATGCCAGTATCTTAGGCACATTGTTCTCAACTTCTGCAAGAGCTTCATCAAGAAGAGACTGTTCACATGCTATAACCTGTATATCCGGCTCTTTCTCCTTTGATACTGCTGCTATAAAGAATGGCAGTTTCTTTCCTGTATTAATTTCCACAACCTTCTGATATACAGCTCCCTGAAGGTAATATCCCCACTCATGCAGAAAATTCATGTTTCCTGCATCAGCATGATAGAATGTCTTGGTTATGCTCTGGCATGTCTTAAGGTCAACAATGCACTTATCCTTAATATAACTGTCAATCTTAATTTTCCATTTAGCACCAAACATATCAGCAGTCATTATTACCTGCTTTTCTCCGCTCATATATGCCATAAATAACTCATCTCGTTCACATCTGTTAATCATTTCATTGGCCTTAATATATTTAGACATAAGTGAACCGTCTTTCTTAAACATACATGGATGCTGTGCCTTGAATACATCAAGCGTTCCCTCAAAATGTGCATCAACATAAGAACCAACCATAAGAGCATCTGAATCTTCCATATTCTCAACCCATTCTTCATTGAGTTTAGCCATTGCATAGGCTTCGCAGCCAGGACGACCAAGCGAGCCAACAAAATTCTTATACTGAGATACACTTAAATACTCTCTGTCTGCTTCTGTACTGTAATAATTTTCACTTGTCAATATCATTCTGCAGCACCTCCCATAGGATTAGGAACTTCCTCTTCTACCGGGAAATAATCTTCCGCTTTAGCCTGTCCATCCTTAAGGGCTTTATATACTCCCTTAAGGTTAATAAATTCATCTTCTCCGAAATCTGCACAGTTACGCTCTGCATACTTCTCTATCTGTTCTCTTGTTACCTTAAATTCTACCTTGAATGCATTAATAAGCTTGGTTACTCTTTCATTAATAGGCTCTTTACCTATTCCTTTTCTAACGGTTTCTTTACACTCTCCAACAGCCATATCAACAACATCTCCCGGTATAACTCCAAGAATGCAGGCTCTCATTCGTCTTGCACCAAAATTAGCTGTTGCCTCATAAATATCTCTGCTGTCTGTAAGCTGATATGTACCCTTTCTAGTGTCTCTCTTATGCTCTACTGTAAATATCTTGGTAACTCTTGTATTTGATTCCAGATCCCAAGCATAAGCCATCATCTCTGAAGAACCATTCTTCTGTTCAAGTTCAATAACTCCGTAATCAATATTACCCCAGTTCTGAGCAAGAGCTTCTGCAAGCCTTATAGATGGTCCCATAACTGTCTGTCCACCTCTTGGATAAGAATATATAGCCTGCTCTGCTAAAGTTGCTCTCTGGCACGTTCTCTTGATTCTCTCCATTGCATCATATTCATCTCTTGGGAACTTCTTAGCCATTACTATTGCTCCCTGAACTTCCTGTGCCTGCCTGCTTATCATCATCTCTGTCTGTGATGTTTTAGGAACAGCCATCTGCTGTCCCATCGGTATCATACTGTCCATTAATTAACCCTCCTATAATTCTGTAACCATTAAATCTGTATCATCTGTTGTTCTTGTTGCTATGAACTGCAGTCCCTTGTCCTTGCACTTCTTATAAAGCTGATTTCTAAGTGTTGTAGAAAGCTTCTCCACACCATCTATAAGCAGAAGCTGTATTCCATTCGGCTTCTGCAGAGCTACATCAATGCATAAATCCAGTTTTTCCCCCTCTGATAAATTACTGATTGGAAGCCCATTAATAAGAGGTATCCCATTTTCAACTGAAAGCCCTTCAATTGGTATGCTGCATTCCTCCAGTATTTCTCCTGGTAATGTTCGCGCTTTCTCAATCTTATCTGTTAGAATCTGTGACTGCTCTGCCAGATCATCTACCTGATTCTGAAGCATTACCATTCTGTCATACTCATTAATGTGGGCTTTCATATCTTCAATAGCCTGTGCCTGTTTACTAAGTTCAGATGTATCTCTTATATCTCTGTCAACATACTCATTGTACTCAGCACATTGTGCGTTATATTCAGCAACGGAGGCCTCATAAGTTTTATCTGCCAGAGCAAGCTTGTCTGCCTTCTTAGATGCAAGACTGCTCTGTTCCTGCCTTAAACTTACAATCTGTCCTTCAAGTCTTGTAATATCCTCTGTTATCTGCTTATCACGAGAACTGAACTCTCTTTCAATAGCAGCTTTTTCAATCTCTCTATCTGCCTCAAACTTACGGATTTTATTGTTCTTGTTCTCAATTACCTGCTTGGCACGCTCCACAAGCTGATTATCACGCTGAATACTTTCTATCTGTCTATAGATATCTCCAGCAGATGCATTTCTCCACTTCTCAGCGTCATAACCTTCTGGAAGTGTCCTGCCTATATCTTCTATAAACGCTATCTTATTTCTTCTGTCTCTGTCTATATTCCTTCTGTTCTGGTAATACTCTCCATTTTCACTCTGAATGTCATTAAGAACTGCAAGAATATTCTGGTCATAATTAACCCATGCCGGTATCTCTCCAAACCACTGCTTAATAGTGTTCATATCCCAGTCATACTGAATCATATCCAAAATGATTGCATTCTGCTGTTTCTTATCCATAGCCATAAACTCTATTGGATTAAGCTGCAAAGGAGTAAATATCTCCTTAAGAAAAGCTTCTGGGCTTCCTATTTCACGCCCATTCTGCTTTATAGATTTGTAATCCGCTCTATTAATACGGCTCTTTCTATCAATAGATAATCCGCTGTCCGTCTCAATAAGAATTTCTCCTTCAACAGCTCCGCGTCTTACAATTACATCTCTCCCAAATTTATTAGTTAATGCATATCTGATAGCATCAAGTACTGATGATTTACCTACACCATTTGAGCCTGAAAGCTCTATGCTTTCACCATTCATGTTAAATTCCCTGATACCCAGTATGTCTCGAATCTGAATCTTTGTTGTTCTCATTATTTCCTTGTATGATAATTAGGAAGTTAATTATCACACGTTTCCTTTCTTTTAATATCGT